CACCAGCTCGACGAGGTGCAGGGTCGGCAGTGCCTGGATGCGTGATCCCGACCCGTCTACCGTCACCGTCCCCGTCAGCGTCGGCGCGATGTGCCAGCCGCAGAAGTCCGTCACCTGCCCGCTCGCTGCGTCCAGCTCCAGCGCCGCCGTCTCCGCGAGGTCGCCGGTTACCCGGGCCGCGAGCTGCGGGTTGACCGCTTTGAGGTAGGCGGCGAGCTGCTCCGGTGTCGCCAGTGCCATCTCGCCGCCCCCTACCTCAGCTCGACTTGCTGCTGCCCGCGCCGCGGGCCTTGTTCTGCGCCGTGCGGGTCTTCGACTCCGCGGCGTCGTTGCCGTCCGTCGGGTCCGTCGAGCCCGCCGTGCGCTCCGCGTACTCCTGGTCGGCGCGCTTGCGCACCGCCCGGCCCTTGCCGGTGAGGCCCGCGGCCTTCGCCTGCTCCTCGGTGAGCTTGACGTCCGCGCTGCTGCCGTTGGGCTGCTCGATCGTGTAGACCCGCAGCTCCGCCGGCTTTCCGTTCTCCGCCACCTGTTCCTCCTTGGGTTACGCGGTCAGGTCGATCTCGACGAACGCGGACGGGCGGATCACACCGAACGCCACCCGCTCCTCCGCCAGCACGGCGATGAGGTTGCGGATGAAGAAGTCGGCGTGGCTGTCGGTGATGGAGACGTTGACCTGCTCCCGGTCCCACAGGACCGCCTTGCGGAAGTCACCGACGACGGCGGTGCCGACCGGCATCGCCTCCGACTCGATGACCGGCAGACCCCACAGCCGCGGGGTGGTCATCGTGAACGGGCCGGCGCCCAGGAACTGTCCGGTGCCCGAACCCTCGCGGGCCAGGTCGAACTTCTCCCAGTCCTCCGGGTTCATCACGTAGGCGGTCGGCACGGCACGGCCGACGGTCTGCACCTTCCGGCGGGCCTGCCGGGTCGTGGTGAACATGTCCGTGGCCCACGCCTGCGACTGCGTGCCGGAGGTCTCCAGGATGCCGGTCAGGTTCTCACCCATGCCGTCCCCGGTGAGGATCTGGTCCTCCTCCTCCTCGCGGATGTCGTCGCGCAGTTCCTGGTCGATGAGGCCGCGAAGCTGTGACGCGTCCGACAGGGCCCGCTTCGTCGCCGGCACCCACTCGGCGATCGTCTTGACCGTGGCGGTGACCTTCTCCCAGGTCATCCCACCCTCGGGCTTCACACCCGACCCGGCCGGCAGGGACAGCACACCGGTGCTGGTGTTCGCCGTCGGGCCAGCCGCCGTGGTGGCCTCCGCGACCGGCGCAGCGGCGTTCACGCGGGTGAGCTGCCGCACGTACTCGACGGTGTCAGAGCCGGTCTGCCGCACCGAGATGATGTCGCGGATGGTCAGCGGCCGACGGCCGAGGCCCTCGTAAATGCCGGTGAAGTCGGTCTGCACGAACGCGCCGGCCGAGTTGTCGTCGGTGCCGGTGAACAGCGCCTTGAACTGCACCGGGTTGGACTGCACCCGCGCCTTCGCCGGGATGTTGCCGCCCGGGAACTGCGCCATGAACGCCTTGTACTCGGGCGACTGGATGAACGCCTCACCGATCGACTGGCCCTTGCGGGCCACGGTCAGCCCCGACGCCTGCGGCTTGTCGGCCGGCTCGACGATGCCCACGCCCTCGCCCAGGTCGGCGATGGCCTTGCGCATCTCGTCGTCGCCCTTGGCGGTTTGGATGCGGCCCTTGACCTCGCGGGCCTTGGCGAGCTTCTCGTCGACCTCGACGCGTTCGGCGTCGGTGAAGTCGCGGCCCTCGGCCTCGGCCTTCGCGGCGATGTCCCGCGCCGCCTTCAGATGAATCTGGAGCTCGTTGGTGAGCTCCGCCAGCTTCCCCACGATGGGGCCTCCATTCGTCGATGTCTGGTCAGCCGACTTCGATCAGGTCGAGGTCGGCGAGCCGACGGACATCAGCGGGGGCTGCACCGTTGGGCTCCTCGTCCTTGGCCCCGTCGGGCTCCTCGGACTTGGCCGGGGCGGTCGCCGTGGCCTTGCCGTCGATCTGTTGCCCGCACGCCGGGCATGGCTGGCCGGCCTTCACGCCGATCAGCCGGGTCTCCTGGTTGGCGCCGATCAGCGTCGGCCCCACCTCGTACACCTTGAGCTTGCGCAGCTCGTACACCTTCTCGCCGTCACGCTCCGCGTAGGCGGCGTCGAGAACGTCGTAGGCAAACGAGAACTGCGTGACTCTGTGGCCGCTCAGCAGCCGGTACACCTGCTTGGCCTTCGGGGCGTCCAGGTCAAGCTGGCCCCGCACCCACAGGCCCTCCGCAGTCTCCTTCGCCTCCACCACGTAGCCGATGTGGTAGTCGGGGTCGTGGGACAGATGCGACCACAGAACCGGGATCGGGTTGCCGGACTTCTCCCACTCAGCGAGGGTCTCGGCGAACGCGCCCGGCATCACCACGTCGCCGTACGAGTCGACGTTGCCGAACACGCTCACCACGGCCTCGAACTGGCCCTCGCCGAGCCCGTCCTGCTCGCCAGCCTTCACTCGTACCGGGGCGGCCTTAGTCAGCATCGTCGTCCTCCACGCTCACTTCGAGTTCGCACTCGCAACCGGCCACTTCATCCACGCCAAGCGCCGGATCCGCCGGCCACGCCGCGCCGTTGCTGAACCGCTCATCCAACTCGACGGTCTGACCGTTCATGGCCAGGTGCGTCGGCCGCGGATTGTTCGAGGTGACCAGCCACGTCTTCGTCGCCCGCCGGCCGGTCTGCTTCACCGCCTCCGCGCTGGCAAACCCCGACAAGTTCGTCACCTGCGTGCGCGCCGCCTCCGGCGCCCGCTGGTCGACAGCCCGCACAAACACCTCGTCGAGGGCCTCCGGGTCACCGAGCACCTCAGCAACCTGCGCCCGGGTGACCGCGTTCACCGACGACGCGACCCGCTCGGCAACCGCCGACAGGAAGTTCACGGTGCGGGGCTGGTCGAAGGCGGCCGGGTCCAGGCCGAGGGCGGCGAGCACCCGCTGGGCAACGTCGGCGACCGCCTTCAGCGCCAGCGCCAGCAGATCGGCGGCCAACTCCCGATCCCACCGGTCGGCGTCCCACACGTCGTCGATGAGGGCCTTGCCGCGGGCGGCGCCGGCCTTCGACCGGAGCGCGGCCTGCTGCCGGCGGAACACCTGCCGGAACACCTCGGCGTGTTCGGCCTCGATGCTCGACCCGGCGCGGGCCTTCACCAGCGTCCGGCCGGCCTTCGTGCGCCGGACCGGTGCCGACGCCTCACCGGGCTCCGGGGCGGTGTCGCGCGGTGATGCGAGCCCGCCGACCAGCACGTTGAGCGGCGTCACCAGCTCGTCGCCGCCGTCGAGCTGCGGCAGGTTCTTGCGGGCCCGCGCCTCGTTGGCCGTCATCCACGGCCGGCCCACCGAGGTGCTCAACGCGGCGGCCTCCTCCTGGAATGAGCCGCGCAGTTTCTCCGCCAGGTTGAACTCGACGTACACCTGCCCGCCGTCGTCCAGATCCGGCAGTAGCTGCAGCTCGATGTCCTCGGTGATCTCGGTGAGGACCGGGCCGAGGGTGTCCTGGTAGAGCATCCGGTGCTGGGTGTCGATGTTGCTGAACGTCGCCCGGTCCAGCAGCCCGACCATCGGCGGCGGGATGTGGTAGGCCGAGGCGACCTCTTCGCGGGTCAGCTTGCGGGCTTCCACGTACTGGAGCTGCTCGGCAGTCTGCGCCGCCGGCACGAACTCCATGCCATCTTCCAAGATGGGCGTGCCGCCGGCGGACGGGCCGTCGCCGGTGTATTGGGCCTGCCACTCCGCACGGAACCGCTGCTTCGCCAGGTCCTTCCACGGACTCATCGGCGGTCGCTTGATGTAGCCCGACATGCGGGCCCCGTTACGCAGCACCTGCTCCCGGTACTGGCCAGCCGCCCACTCCTCGGCGAGCGTCCGGTTCAGCGTCTCGATCGGCGACACCCCAGACCGCAGATCCTCCGCGCTGTAGCCGCGGAAGTGCACAATCTCGTCCGGGTCGAAGTCACGCCAGCCCTGCCGGCCGTGCAGCCGGAACTTCTGCGGCGCCAGCCACCCGTCACCAACCAGCTCCACCTTCCACGGCGGCAGCCGCACCACCCCGATGCCCGCCGCGTGGCGCACCTTCAGCCAGTACGCCGCGTCGAACACCGCCTTGTCCTGCACCAGCGCGTCGATCAGCCGATACCGGGTCGTGTACGGATTCGGTCGAGCCAGCAGCCGCGCCAGCGGATGCGCGGTGTCGCGCTGCCGGTCCAGCTCCGACACCCGCCGGAACACGTGGATGCCCAACTGGGCGATGTTGCGGCCCAGGAACGACACCACGGTCCGTACGGCCGGCTGCGACCGGTAGATCGCGCCGTACGACTGCGTCAGGGACGGGGCGAGGGTGGCCGAGAACGCCGGCGTGGGCGCGTCGTACTGGAGGGGGCGCAGAGAGCCGTCGGACACGACGAAGGCCACGGCTGCTCACCTCACGATCTGTATGAACGCGACCTGCGCCCGCTCGATGACCATCTGCCCGTCGGCGGGCGACGGAGCCGCCCCCGGTTCGTGCACGACCGGCTGCTCCAGCAGCAGCAGCGGCCCCTGCTGGCGCACCAGCAGGCCCTCAATGGCCTGCCCGGAGGCCAGGTTCACCACGACGCGGCGGGCGACGACCAGCCGGCGGAACGCCAGCCACGCGAACAGCGCTCTCACACGACCTCCAGCCCTGCGTCCTCGTACGCCGACCGAAACACCGGCGGCCGGTTGTTCGCCCGGTCCAGAGCCTGCACCGCAGCCACCACACCGTCGATCTTGTCGCCGCTCTTCGCCTTGTCCGGCTTCACGTTCCCCGCCGGATCCATCGCCACCGCCAGGTTGTCGACACACCAGCGGGTGATCGGGTTACCGCCGTGCCGGTACTTGCCCTCACGCAGCACCCGCAGCAGTTCCTTCGTCGGCGGCGACATCGAGATGTAGCCCTGCCGCATCTTCACCATCTCGGCGCCGTCGTCGGTGAGCTGGTTGACCAGCTGCGTGGCGTTCCACGGGTCGTATGCGATCTCGCGGACGTCGAACACCTCGCGGTCCGCGTTGATCTCCTGCCGGATGAAGTCGTAGTCCACGACATCGCCCGGGGTGGTCCGCAGCCAGCCTTCCCGCACCCACACCGTGGCCAGACCCGCTGTGCGCTCGTCGAGGCGACGGATGTTGTCCTCCGGCGTCCAGTACCGCCACAGCGCGTCGTGCGACCCGTCATGGGCAGGGAAGTCCCACGCCAGCGCGCACAGGTCGGAGGTGGCCGCCAGGTCCAGACCGCCGTAGCACTCCCGGCCCCGAAACGCGGCCCGGTCCACCACGGTGGCGTTCGCCGGCCGGTCCCACACCTCCATGGGGATGTACTTCTCGGCCTGCTTCGTCCGCACCCCCAGGTGCAGCCGCAGGTACGACGCCAACTCCGCCGGGCTGTTGCGCGCCTTACGGGCCGCCCGCTCCAGGTACTCCTTCGTCGGCGACACCCCGTAGCCCGGGTTCGCTTTGCGTTGCGTCTCCGCAGCGAACGGGTCGTCGTCCTTGTCGGCCGCCCACACCACGCCGTACGTCGTCTCGTCCCGGATGATCTTCCGGGCGAGCTGCTCGACGTACTTCCGCTTCCGGGCGTAGATCGTGTCCTGCCGGCCCTCGTCGGCGGTGGTGATGATGGTGACCAGCGGCTGATGCCGCGAACCGGTGCCCGTCTCCACCGTCTCCACGAGGTCGGGCTTCTTGTGCACGTGCAGCTCGTCGATGATTGCGCCGTGCACGTTCGCACCGTGCATCAGGTCCGCCACCGACGACACGACCTGGAAAAACGACCCCGACCGCTTGTGAACGATCTTGTCGGCGAGGCACTTCACGTGCGGGCCCACCGCCGGTGACTTCTCCGCGATGGCCTTCACCGGGTCGAACGTCTTGCGCGCCTGATCCTTGCCCGCCGCCAGCGCGTACACCTCGGCGCCGTCCTCACTGTCGGCCGCGGTGAGGTACATGGCGATGCCACCCGACAGGGTGGTCTTGCCGTTGCGGCGGGGGACGTCCACATACAGCGACTGGATGATCCGCGCCCACAGGCCACCGTCGGTCTGCCGCACCCAGCCGAACACCGGGGCGAGGACATAGGCGACCTGCCACGGGTCCGGCACCAGCGGCTGCCCTGCCCACTGACCCTTCGTGTGCCGCAGATGCTTCATCGCCGCGAGCACCCGGTCGACGCGCTCCGGGTCGAACCGGGCGCCCTTCACGGTCCGCGGCTCGGGCGTCTTCCACCTCGGCGGGCAGTCCGGCAGCGGAATGCCCCGCGACACCAGATACCAGGCGACCTCCGGCGACAGCTTCAACCGGCGCAGCTCCGCCGCAGACGGCAGGAACGCGTCAGGAGTACGGGTTCGAGTCGTCCCCTTCGCCATCGCTGGGCCTCCGTCCGACCTTCCCCTCAGCAGCCGGGGTCAGCCCGAACTCCGCACACCACGCCCGCAGCTCCTTCGACGCCGCCTCGATCACCGCCACCGCCGGATGCCGCACCCGACCCTGACTGTTCGTGCCGAGGACCGAACCGCCGTCCGCCTCCATCTCCTGCTGGGCGCGAACCATCCGGTCCCAAGTCAGGCAGTACGCGGTGAGCGACGCCCGGTCCACGGGCTTCACCAGATCCAGCCGAGACAGCTCCGGCACCACCCGACGCCACTCCGCAGCCGCCTCGGTAGGCAGCCACTCGGGCGGCTCCGGAGGCAGCCGCTTGAACGCCGGCGGCTCCGGAACGGGACGGCCACCCGAGTCACGGCCATTGCCGCGCCCCTCGATGAGCTTCAGCCGTGGCGGTGCCGGTGTGCGGCCGGCGTTTGCGGGCGTCGCCATGGCTGCTCCTCACGTCGAGGGGGGTCGGGGCTGTGAGACGCCACGTGC